GAGTTTTCTAACTCTTTAGTTAAATTCTCTAACTTAAATGCTACGATTCCAGACGTGCTGAAGGCTTTTTTAAGAATATTTAAAGAATTTATCTGATTCGATTTAGTTAATGTAGCATCTTTTACTGAATTTTGTCTAATTGAAAAATCATTTTTTTGGTCAATTAGTGCTTCAACCTTTGCATTATGAATCCCTACTTCTTTATTGTGTTCTTGTGCTTTATTTGCAGCATCTGTTTGTATTCTGTAATCTATAGTTAACTGATGAATCTGGTCTTTTATATCTCCAATATTTGGATAAGAACTTGATATGCTAGTATCAATTAGTTGAGTAAGATGTTCAAATCTTTCAATGTTTCTCTTATTAGTATCATACGTTCTTTTTTTACTATCTACATCTTTAATATCGTTAGACCATTTTGTAGCCTTTATAAGATCTTCTTCTTGCAGCGTTTTAGTTGTGTCTAGTTGATCTTGTAAATCTGCCCTTAATTTTTCTAAATGCGATGTATCAATAGTTTGCCCACATGAAGGACAAACATCATTTACTCTAATTTTTGCAATATCATTTTCAAGTTTCATAATATCACGTTTATACATATTAAGATTTTCTTTTAGAGCTTGATATTCTTCCCAAAACTCAAACTCAGCAGGGCTCGAAAGTCCTGCATCAAAAGTTATACTATCTCTTTCTTCAACGTACATATTATTCTTATCAATTTTTTTACAAGTTGTTTCGTAATTAGTTAACTCTTGTTGTAATACGCCTATTTTCTGCTGTAAAATTTCATCCACTGCTGGTATTTCTTTTTCATACTTTTTATCAGGAATACTAACAATAGATAAAAAATCTTCTATAGTTTTTAATTCACCTTGTAACCCAGCTAGCTCTTTATCAACCTCAGAGGATCGTACTTTTATTCTCTCTCCTACAGCAATATACTTTTCTAGATTGAACAGATTGATTAAAAACTTTTTACGGTTTGCATCAGTAGCTTTAAGAAACTCAAGAAGATCAGTTGAAGATTGATATGTTAGCTGTGAAAACACTTCAAAGTCTAATCCTAGAATTTCAGAAAGCATTTTATATGTATCTAAAACTTTATGATCAGAAACATCTTTACCATTTTCTAATAGTTTTACTTTTGTTTGAGCTCCTGTTCTAGTCACGGATACTATATAATCTTTATCATCAGCAGCAAAAGTAAGTTCTGAATTCCAGTTCTTTTCTTTTGACCAACGATTAAGTATGTCAGCTTTTTTGATTCCTTTGATGTTTTTATTAAAAAGAGTTTCTTGAATAATCATAGCAATAGAAGACTTACCACTACCATTAGGGGCAGTTAGTTGTGATATTCTAGCTTTATCAAGACTAATAACATTATCTTTTCCATAAGAAAACATATTCGAAAATTTAAGTGTTTTGAGTGTGATTTGGCTCATCTTATTCGTCCGTTCTTTGTTTGGTGTATTTTTTTGAGAGGAAATCGTTCGTCAAATTTATCTTTAAACCTAGACCAAGTAATAAAAGGAGTAAATAAAGTTTTAGAGTGTAAATTTACTTGTTCAATAGTGTCATACATATGATTTTGGTTTACATGCTCCCATCCTGTAAGTTTTTTACGTCTAGGTAGATTAGAGTATTCTGAATAAATAAACTCATTATCTTTATTTCCTGCTTGTTTAGGATCAAAGTTTGCAGCGTAATGGCAAAAAATAGGCTCTAGTGAAGTAAATGTAAAAAACTTTTTCTTTTTAGCAATAGCTTGTTTTACTAAATTAGGAGAATCCTCATTCCACCCAATTCCAATGTAAGTATCGAAGTCTGGATTATGTCCTGAAAATATGATGATTTCTGAGTCTGTTACATAATTATATAAATTAGTGAGAGCTATCTGAGAGTATGAAGCAGAAAATTCACCATACATGCAAGCATCTGGAATTGTTTCTTTGATAAACTTGTCAAAAGATAAACCTATTATTTTATAAGGAATTGATCTTTCTTTACAATATTTAACAGCATACATAATATCATAATCATTTGCTCCCTTAAATAGTCGTTGTATAAGCACTTTAAAAGGGATATTAAGTTGATAAAAAGTTTCAGCTACTAGCTCTGAATCAATACCTCCGCTCATTGTAATAACATACTCACCCTTATATATTTTGTGAAATCTAGTTACAAGATTCTTCATATCATTTAGTAAACTGCTACTTCTTCTTTTATATTCTGGGATTGTTACGTTAACGCCCCTATGTGTTCCAGCAAAGTCCCAATCATAGTCACTAGGACGCCAGATAGATTGATTTTTTTCATACTTCCAATAAGTTCTATTTAAAGAAAAATCAATTGATTCCAAGAGCTTTAAACTCCTCTAGAACTTTATTTGCATCAGCGACTTTAATGTGTTTGAGATAAATTTCTAGTTCTTCATAGATTGTTTTATTTTTAAGATCAAGTGTTACACCATCTTGTGGTTTTTCTACTACTTTTTTATCTAACAGATCAGAACGTTCAATTTTAGACAATTGATCGATATTACCTTTAACTTCATAAATCACATGATGACGATCATCTGACTGCATCTGCTCTCCTGCTTGAATAGTACGTCGAAGTAACTTAGGCAGGTCTAGATCATAAAACTCGCGCTTATAGTTTGATGAATCTATAAAGTCATAGATATCTACTCCATACTGTCTTTTCTCGTCACGATCAAAAGTTGTATTTACTGGAGAACCAGGATAGTAACAGTTAGTGTCATTATAACGATGATTAAAGTGTAGATCGCCAAGTAGACACAAGCCCCAAGGTGAGAGACGGGAGAAATCATATTCTGGTGTAATATGTGGCGGAACTTCTCCTCTAATGTGCGTAACGAGTATATCGCCTGGTACCGGTGTTGGTAGATTGTCCGTTTGAACTTCGCCATACGGGAAAAACTGGAACGATACATCTCGGATAGTCGTACGTCCGTTTCTAGTAAATACCACCACGTTCTCATTTTTGATAGCGTTTTTCTCAGTAAGATGCTCAAAGAAAGATTCTCCTTTTCTAGTAGCTTCGTGATTGCCTGGGATGATGAATGTAGGAATTGATACCGAATTGATATAGCTCAAGAACAGTGAGATTTCGTCTGGTTCTGGTTTTTTATCAAAGATGTCTCCAGCAATTACGTGTACATCTGCACGTTGTTCTAGTGCCAGCAATTTACGAAACATCTCACGAAACCTAGACGTTTGCCAATCGACAGGAACTTTCTTTTTGTGTAAGTTGATATGCCAATCTGCACTACATAAAATTTTAAGCATTTAAACTCTCCAATCCAACGATATTGCCTTTTGCAAACCCACTCTCTCTTTTAAAATATATATCATTTATAAATCTCTTTTTATCTTCTCTAGGTGGGTTTAAGTTATATATTTTAATTTGTTTATTATTATAATATTTTGTTAAGGGATAGTCATTCTGTTTATTAAATCTGATTGGTACTAGTCTTTGTATTTCTAAAACTTGTTGATTATAGATACCTATCTTTTTTAAGTAAGTCTCTAGTACCTCAAAAACAATATCATATGCTTCATCATTATGGATTTTAGAAATAAAATGCCATATATTATTGTTTGCAGAATACTTGATTCCATTAATTTCTTCAATGCTAGAAGTTCCTGTTTCATACCATTCCTTATTCCATTTTTTATAGTCTTTGAAATAATTACTAAAATAATCTGTTTTCTTACATGCTTTTAAGAACCCCTCGTAAAACTCTTTGTATGATACTTGTTTTTGTGCAGCATAGTATGAAACTATATTAGTAAATCCTTGACTATGCATTGCAGATATCCAAGAAGCAAATACTAAAGCTTCGAGCATATCATCATTTGTCATAGTATCTGTACTATATACCCATTGAAAGGTTTCTTCCACATCATCTACAGTATTTGGTACAAAAGACTTTATAGTTCTCCACTCAACACCTCCTTGGTTAGTAAGATATAGCTCTGAGTTATTTAAGCCTAGTAACCTATAAATGTTAACGCTGATATCAGGTGAAATTTCATATAGTTTGTAAAATGTTTCTTTAAATTCTTCTAGAGTATCATCAGGAAGGCCAAGAATTAATTCAGTTATAAGATTTAACTCATTTTGTGAACATATAGAAAATACTTCTTTTATCTTATTTACTGCTAGATTTTTTCGTTTAATTTTATCAAGAACTGCGTCGTTAAGTGTTTGCAAAGCTACTATATGATGTTTAATTACACCAGACTGATCTGCTAGTTTTTTAACCATCTCAACTACTGTTACATTTTGATTTTTTGCAAAGTTAGTCTGAAAACTAATATCTCTTCTTGTTTTGTTTTTTTCTTCAATAAACTTATCAACAATCGCAGAGTCTCTATCGACAAAAATACCAAAATTTGCATCAGCCTGATCAATACCAACTACTTGTGGTTGTTGAAAAATCCATTCAATCTCTTTAAATATTCTATCTAAGCTAAATTTTCTGACCTTATTATAGGTTAAGCTACCCCAATCACAAAACGTACAAGCATAAGGACAACCTCTATTACTTTCTAGCGTGGTGATAAACTTAAGATCTGGATAGCTTTCTATTATACTTTTATAAGTTCCATCTAAGTGGGGTGATGGTAGTTCATCTAGATTCATAATTCTATTTACAACACCCGCTGTTTTAGTCTTACCATTATCGTTATAAATAATACCCGAAACTTTAGAAAGATCAGATATATTATCTAAAATAGATTTAAAGGTTATTTCTCCTTCTTGTAATACGTGTGCATCGATAAAAGGATATCTCTCAAAAAAATCAATCTTTTCAATCTCCATTTCAGGACCACCAAAAACTATAACAACTGAAGGATTAAGTTGTTTAATTCTTTCAGCAAGTTTTATATTATAGTTTCGATTCCACATGTAGCAAGAAAATCCAACAAGAGTATCTTTAGCAAGTTCAACTGCTGTTTGTTCAATTGATTCTCTACGAAATACCATTTTATTGAGTTTGAACTGATTTGTTGCAAAGCTATTTACATAACTCCAAAGCACGGCCACAGAATAAGGTAAGTAATAGGTATCTTGCTTTAAACTCATCGGAAAGTTAGGTTGTACTAAGCTAAGGGTGTTCATTATTTTGTTGTATCTGCCTTACATAAAATTTTAAACATGATCAACTCCTTTTTCTGAAAACACAACTAACATGTCATCATAACGATCTTTTACATATCTCATATCTAAAATATCAACTGTTANATCTAGTCTATTTATATCAAATAATAACTGCCCATACATGTGTGAATTAAAACCAGAAACATCTTCAATAATATATAAACCATTTTTATTTAATTTAGGAATCCATACCTGTGCTGTTTCAATTTGTCCCTCAAAAGTATGGTCTCCATCATCAATTATTATATCATAGTTATCGCACCATAACCATTCATCTTTGTTTTTAGAATCTCCATACGAAACATCTAAAGTAGAATCGCATAGCTCGGTCTTATCTATATCAATCCCCTGCACCTCACAAGTTACAGGGAAATACTCTCTCCACATACGCAGTGAATATCCTTGAGCAACTCCAATTTCTAAAAACCGTTTAGCTGTGTTGCGATAGGGTTCAAACATTTTTTCGTAAACTGAGATATATGAATGAGTAGAGCCTTTATCATTATTTCCAGCAATTGATTCATCCCATCCATTATTGTATATCTCAAGTAGCGTTGATTTTTCTATTTGCCATTCCTCAATTTATGTGCTAATTTATGTCTGTTAGCAAGTGAACAACGTAGCACCGCAGGTGAAGAGCTGTTGAACAAGCCTTGAATCGCTGTTTTCTAGCTTGAGTCTCGGAGAGACGCAGCCGTGGCAACGGAGTTGCCTTAGCGTCACGTCACTCCTGTGTCTAGATTTCAAGGTATTGAAAATCTTGTGTATACCACATAGCAAAAGTATATCTCTCACCCTTAGTTACTTTCGTAACACCATGCACAAAATCATCGTTAGAAGGAAATAGTAAAAGACTATTAGCTACTGGTCTATAAGACCAGTCTAATCTAGGAAAATAGATATCTCCACCTTCATATAAATCATTAATGTAATATATACCAGACCAAGTTCTAAAAGAAGTTGGGTGGTTAGTTTTATCTCCGTCAGGCCAAGAATTGTCAGAGTGGGCTGTCATTTCTCTACCTGTTTCCCAACGAGTTAATTCTGTATTATCTGGAAAATGTAACTCACTAGTATATTCATGAATAAGGTGTTGTCCTAAAAATCTACATATATTCATATACGATTTAAAAGTAAATCTAACTTCATCTTGAGAATCTAATAACTTGAAGGGTATAGTTCTTCCTGCAAACGCTTTAATAGTCTGGGACTTCACAAAATATTCATTTTTAAATAAATGTTTATTTGCGTCTAAAACTCTACAAAGAGTAGGCCAGTGATGCTCATCATCAAAAACTGCTTTTCTGATGATGATATTATTTAGACATTCCTGACGCTTATCTCCCGTGATTGGTTCGAGCTGGTATGTTTTAACCTCTTCCAATAATCATCCCTACGTCACCTTCAAAAGTATAGCTTCCGACATGATTTAATTTAGTGTTTGGATCTAACCAAATTTCTCCACCAAGTTTTTGCCATCTACGACAAAAAGTATAGTCTTCTGATAAATAACGATTATCATCAGGATCTAACCATGTGTCAAACAAAGCGTAACAGTATTTATTAAACTTTTCATCTATATTTGAATCATTACGATAGTGTAGTTCAGGGTATGCTTGCATCATCTTTTCAAATACTTCACGTTTTACTAAGAAAAACCCTGTTGAAGCATCAAGCACTTCTACAGCACCATTTTCTACACGAACTTGTTTGTTCTCAATATCTTGAAATTTAAAATTGATAGCATATTGAATAGGAAGTGCTTTTTTAGGATAAGCAGCAGCCATGATTGGTTTGTCATATGCTAATGCTCTCAAGATAGAATCTGCATCAAATTCAATATCAGAATCAATAAACAGAAGATGTGTGCAGTCTGATTCTAGAAACATTGCAGTAAGAATATTTCTTGCACGAGTTACTAGTGATTCGTTTCGTAAGGTAGTTACCCTAAAATTGATTCCATGCCTCATTAAAGTTTGTGAAGCACGAAACATTGATAAGAAATACTGATCTGTTAACATACCTCCATAACAAGGGGTCGCAAAGAAAATGTTATGTTCTCTTAGTTTTTCTAAATCAATTGTTGCTTGATTACCTTCAACAGCTTTGAAAGCACCGAAAGAATGTTCCTTCGGCGCTTCTTTACCGTCAGCAGGTTTCATATCTGCTAAGGATTTTTTCATTATGCTAAGTCATCCACATCTTCTACAGGTTTGAATTCGTCGGAAACATCTCCAGCGAAATAGGCAGTGTTTTGAAGCAACCATTCTTTCTGCTCATCATAAGTTTGACGCTTATAAATCTTGCTTAAATCAAATAACTCAAGCTCTTTTTCTGCGTCTGTAAGAGGCGCATTGTTACGAGCGGGAATGATTGAGTATTTAACATTTTGCGGAAGTGGTCCTGTTTTTTCTTTTTTAACAGTAATATCATAACCATTAGCATCATCTGCTGGGTTTCCATAATCAGGATTAGTTGCATAGTCTACAATTTGTGAATAAATTGTAGCACGAAGATCAAATAATTTAATCTGTCCATCTGCACGATCAATCACATTACAAACATAAGAAAACTGAGGTTTATCTGAATAGATAGCTTCGTCAAGTTCTTTGAATGGGTCTTGAGCTGAGTTATCAAAAGACTCATTCTCACGACTAAATTGAAGACATTCTACAGGCATCTTCTTACCTTCTTTTGTTACTACCCAGTAGCAGTAACGGGGCATGACATCTCCAATTAATCTTACTTTAGTATCTCCGATACCCATAGTAAGTCTTTGGATTTCTCTGCGTTGTTGATTGCCAGAGGTTTGCTTACCTTTGGCTTGATCCCATGCGACCATTTTGTTTCTCCTTTGTTGAACGTTGGTTCTTAAGTGTAGGATTTCCTCGAAACCGAGGACTCTGGTAAAAAATAAATTTTATCGTTTTTTGTCTCTATGTAAGGACTTTGTATTTCTTTCTTAATATAGCTCTTAGCGATATAGTCTTGAGCTTCGCTAATTCTACGCATAGAAAGTAGCTGTAAATATTCTATCTTTTTACTAATATCTACATTATGTGTTAAAAACCATGGATTAGTAAAATAACTCATAGGTTCTATTGTTTTGTAGTTGCAAACTAGCCTATCTTTTTTCTGCTCCAATAAGCCAGTAGTAAATAAAAACAGTGGAATATGGTTTATATTCAGTGCTTTCATTAATCCTTTAGTTGTTCTAGCATTATACAATTTAGTTTGTGCAAATGCCAAGACAAGAATTGCCGCTTGATCTTTTCTTGCCTTTGCTACTAATTCATACCAATTAAAGTATATAATATCCACGTTGTTTATACCATTCAAGACGTTTAGTTTGTTGTCTAGCAACTATCCCACCAGATAACCACCAATCTACAATCATAGGGACTTGTTTATCAGGGTGTTCACGAATGATACGACCAACTCGCTGTTCAAGCTTAATAGGATTATTAGAAGGACAAGTAAGATACAATGTATCGAGCCTATGACAACTAATCCCTTCATCAAAAAGTTTTGTTGATAAGACTGCTTTATACTTTCCTCCAACCCCCGAAAGAACATCTTTTCTAGTTGATTCATCTGTTTCTCCAATTAAACATATACTATCAGGAATTAACTCCTGTAAATCTTTTAACATTTGCACTCTTTCCCCTAAAATAAGAGGACAACGACCAGAGACTATCTGACTTTTTGCAAAATTAGCGATAGCTTTCAGGTAATCTTTGTTACTGCAAAGTTTGTTCAACTGGCGCGACCAGTCTCTTTTGG